AAGAACCAAACCGAGATCATGACTGTTTCCGAGAATAGTGGTTTTAGAAAAATACTCAAGAAGTCCTCTGCAATTATGACCCTTGAGTAATCGGAAAGGGGGCTAACCCCGTGGCCAATTTAATTTTAACCGGAGAAGAATGGCAAGAAAGAGTCCGTTCTGTGTTAGGGACGGACTCTGCCTACTTGCCCGATACCGTAATCGAATCACCAGAGTTCATCACGGTTGCCGAAGCCAATATTATTGACCAAGTGCCCGACTATGCCGACCTTACGGGCACTGACAAAGTGTATTTGGAAGCGGCAGCGGTATGCGAATGTGCAAGTCTCTTGTGTGATGCGATGGCAGTTCGAGTGCCACAGCGAGAGCAAGGGCCGCACTTTACGCAGGAATTAGTGGTGAATTGGCACAAGTTGAAAGCTGACTTGGGGAACAAGCGGGACAGTTATTTAGCGAGGTTATCGACAATGACTTTGCCGACTGTTCCGCATTTCCAAGTTCACAATCACAGGCGGTGATGACATGAGCGTGCTTCAAATCGCAGGGTTTTTCGTGGCGTGTGCGATCGTGATGGGTATAGTTCTGGCGATATTTACAGTCACGGAGAACGTAAAACTAAGCCGCAAGGCGTTTTGGGACGGTGATGAGTGATGACATACGCAGGTAAGTTCTTGAACGCACATGGACAGATCGCCACCATCCAGCGTACTCCTACCGTCACAACCCAAATGAGTCTCAAGCGTTCTACTAAGGCTGTGCGTGATCCTGGAATACGTGACAGTTCGTGGGAAGGGCTTGCTTTGGCTGATAGTGCCTTGACCGGCGGTGAAATCTTCTCCGTTGGCACAGACAAGTACCTGGTTCAGTCAGCCAACCTTGATGTCGCAAGCGGCGCAATAGCGTTCTTTGCCGTAAAGGTGAACTCTACCTTGACGCCGCTTAGACGGGAAGAGGAATTGGACAAGGAAAACAATCTTGTGATTACTTGGAAGTGGACACCAAAAGATACGACCATAGATGCGTTTGGGCAGGTTGTGACATATGCTTTGCGGCAGTACGACCCTGGACTGCTGGAATCATCCCGCTATATCTTTTATCTGCCGTCAAGTTATGGTGTGCAGGTATTAGATCGTTTAGTTTTAGACGGCGAGAACTTCATGGTCAATGCCATTGACCCGTTGATGCTAGAGGGCGTTGTGCGGGTGCAGGCCGGAACAGACACGAGAGAGTAGGTGATGCTCATGGGGTAAGATTTGACACCGCAACATGTATAAGTGCCCTACAGAAGCATCTTGTAGCTACTCTTTTAGCGATGGCTGAGGAATACAAGACCTATGTCGCCAGCGAAATGCTGACTCCCGAAGGCAAAGATGATTTGACAACGGGGGAGATTGAGGCATTAGGTACATTCTTAGCCGTGAATGTGGTTGGTGGAGCATGGGCAACGATGGATGAATGGGGCAAGGGGTCACTCATGGATGAGAGTAATCCCGCCCTGTCATCCTATATGCAGTCAAACCTGTGGAATCCCGTGCGCCATGATACTACAATCAGAGGCCGACCTAGAGGGCAATACACTAACATCTTTGGCGAAACGAAAACTTCTACAGGTGCAATGCAATGGCTTGATTTAGAGTACTTAGCGGCACAAGGTGTTGTTGGAGAACATTTTTTGCCACAACCTCCATCCCATGCCATGCAGAGAACTGCCGAGTGGATGCGACTGAAACGAGTTCGGCAAATATGGCAAGAAGCACTACAAGCCTTCCCTTGGGGGAGGTTTTTTGTTGTGACGCAAGACTGAAAGGCAGGTGAGGCCGTTGTTTTAAGCCTGAAAAAGACTTGGCTGCTGTGCAAAGTTTATTCATGGAAGATGCAAGTATGAACGATATTTTAGGCATCGCGTCATTAAGCGATGTAGAGAAAGTCAAGCGCATATTGAAACGGTCACAATGGACGGATTTGGCAACCAATGAAAAGCGGCTTTGCCTATATTTTAGGCCATCGCGAACTGCAAGGCTATCCATCGTGACCAATGAAGTATTACAGATTGATTGTCACGTTCCTGCAACACAAGACTACATGGCATATAGAGCCATAGCACGGGCGCAGGAATTGCTTTACAACAAGACGATCAATCATCGTATTTACGAGTTTGAAGGCCAGTTGGGAGAGTTGTCTACCCTAACTGGTTTTGTTTGTGTTGGGGCTAGATTTACATTCTATGCCCTGAAATAGCAATGAAAGGAAGTGAGTAAAACACAATGGCAAAATTAGTTTACAAGAAACCCGCGCACATCGAATTGATTCGGCATAGTGACAGTGCTAGATTCCTTGGTTTTGGAGTAGTGCAATCGGTTGATGTTTCTCTTAATGTAAAGACAGCTACACTGGAGGATGGATTTTCTGACTATGATTTGATGTTTTCGCAAGGTATGGATGGCAGTATCACGGTCAATCTTAATTCATTCCAGCCTAAACTTTATGCAGGATTATCTGGCGCGACATTCACGGAGAACAGTTCCTATGCTATCCGTCACATTATTGAAAGTTGCATTCCCTCTTCTGCACCATATACAATTGACGTAAAGAATGAGGGTACTCCTGCTACTGACCCTGTGCCCGTAGTGCATGATGCTGCCGATAGCCCCTTTGTTAAGGCATCGAGTGCTTCCACTACAGGGCAGTTTGCAGTATCAGGTTCGGTGTTCACCTTCGCCTCTGCTGATGCTGGTAAAGAGGTTGTTCTTGCCTTTGACGTGTCTGAAACTGGCGACAAGATGGAACTTCCCGCACAGTCTACCCGTTCGGTATTCCAGATGGTTTTGGCAGGTGAAGCGGTATTGGCTGAGGACGAAGGAACCATCAAACATGACTCCATGATCTTCGACAGCGTAGCACCGACTGGTGACTTAAAGCCGCCTACTCGGAGCAAGACCCCTGGTGGATGGAGTTTTACAATGGCTATGCAGAAACCTCGTGCTGGTCGTAAACCTGTTGATTATCGGGTGGCACGGTAAGGAGGGCTTGACAAATGGCTAAAAAGGAGGCACATCCCCCTGTTGATTTGACTACTATGCTAGGGACTGGCGATTACCATATCATTCAGGGGAAGCGGTACAAGATTAAGCCGTTGAAGCTGCGTGACCATAAGGAGTTCCTTGAGGATAACCTTAACATTGGCCCGCAGTTTTTTACCCTGATTGAGAAAAAGGAGATTGCCAAGTTAGAGAAGTGGATGGGGCGGTATTTGTTCGATGAGAATGACGAACCTATGACACTAGCAAAGGCCGAAGAAGCAGATTGGGATGTTACTGATTTGCGTAAAGCCGTAAGACTATTGATTGACATATCGGGTTGACCCCTCCCCCGCCGGAAGAAACACGGGGCAAGGTTATCTGCCGCGAGAATGGGTGCGAGATTCCCGACAATTTGACTGTGGAAGATGCCTGCCCTGCCTGCGGGGGAGAACTTGCCCTGCCACCGACGGATTGGGGTGAAATATTTACCGAAATCGTGTGTCATACAAATATAAGTTATTCGGAGATTGGCGATATGACAATGCTTGCCCTTGAAGCGATTATGACACGACTAGGCTTACACGTTGATGTGAAGCGAACACCTAACTTGGGATTTTCAGATAGCGAGGAAGGTGAAGGAAATTCCAAGAGTGATGATGTGTATGGCGACACAGTAGAGGAAAGGATGGCATTTGCGGCTCTCTTTAGTGGTTAAACAAGAGAGCCGCTTAGTGCCTTATAGGTATCCTTTTTTCTGAAGGCTAGTTATTTCTGCTTGGATTGCGGGTAATGTGCTTTCGTATATATTTAAGTATGACTTTACCTCCATGTTGTGTTGATATGCGTTGACACCGTTATCGGCAGTGCGCTTGTTTATGCAGGCATATCCAAGTGAGCGTATGGCTTGTAGATATAATTCTTTAATGTGGGTGTATTCATCGAGAGTACCCCATGAAGCCCATTCATGCTCTAAGGCTATTAATTCGTCGATAGCGGGCTGATAATCTTTGCTGGAGTATTTGTCTATTGCCTTGCCTATCGTCGCGTCTGCGTGCGAAATTTTAGCGTACACTTCATGTTTTTCTTGGTCGATGGTTGTGGCAGATGCTTGTGGTTTGCCGAATGAATTATCGTACGCCTTGGACAAAACAAGAACGGTTTGGCTACGCTCGTCCCACTCGACTCTAGCACCTAATGGTTCGGCAACGAAACGGGCAGGAACCATCACACGACCATTGATGATCTGTGGTGGCACATCGCATTGAATAATTTCACCGTCAATGAAAAGTTTAATCGGTGAATCGGCAATAGCTGATGAACCCACGAACAACAAAGAGCAAATAACCGCACAAGTGGCGAAACCACTGAGAAAGTGCTTCATAGATAGATGCCTCCTTTTTGTTAGTATTCACAGTTTCAGTATAACTATAAACACAAAGTGGGGCAAATATTGGAAAACGATGTAGCCCCTCGGGGTGTTTTTTATTTTCTGGAAGGTGGTGAAATATTGGATGACAATCTTGTAACACAGATTATATCGAGGTTAGGTGTTGATTACTCTCAGGCCATCTTATCCACGCAGCAGTTTGCCAAAGAGACGGCAGAAGCGAACTTGGCTTTGCAGAAGCTAAAGACCACCGCATCAGATTTATCTACGGGCATGAATGCCAGCATGAAACAAGCCGATCAATCCATGACGCAAATAGCAGGAAAAACACAAGCGGGGAAAGTCATGGGCGAGAAAATCAAGCAAGACATGAGTAAAAAACTGCTTGAAACTGAAGTGTTATTGCGTAAAACACTTGCAGATGCGGCTAAGGCAGGGGCATATTTGCCTTCGGGAACAGAGCGATCACTGGGGTATATCAACTCGTTGCAACAGCAGGTGGCGGCAGGAAAGCAGTTAACGCAACAAGAAGCTAAGGCAGTTGAATCTATCCTAAAGCGTACGCAATTACGACAATTGGAAATCAAATCCACTCAACAAGCACTAGCATTAGAAAAATCACGCTCAAGTATTGTGGGTCATGTGGCCGATCAAGAGGGGCGAGTTGGGTTAGCTAAGACACAAAACGCATCCCTAGCGAAAGCAGAATTAGCAACACTAAATAAGAAGTTAGCTTCCATGCAGAGCACAGTCCAAACCAAGCAATTAGAGAACAGCCTTACTACATTTGGCACACAAACTATCGGCGCAGAATTGAGTGTGCGACAAGCGGAATTATCTAATCTTATTGAACAACTCCAAATTAACGGGCAACTCAACGCCCAAGAAATGCAACGCCTCAATTTACTTAAAGGTAGAGTGGGTTTATTGAGTGCGGATGTTGAAGCGAGTAAGGCGCATGCAACCGCTCAAGGAAAAATCGCACGCGAACAGGCACTGGCAGCTGACCAGGAAATGCGAGCAAATTTAGCTAAGACGCAAAACATAGCCTTAGCGAAAGCAGAGTTGGCAACGCTGAACAAGAAGTTGATTGCTATGCAGGGTACAGTGCAAACGAAACACTTAGAGAACAATCTTACCACCTTTGGGGCGCAGACTGTCGGTGCAGAGTTGGCTACGCGACAGGCGGAACTGGCTAATCTTATCCAGCAGTTGAAAGTCAATGGACAACTCAACGCTCAAGAAATGCAACGCCTTAATTTACTCAAAGACAGAGTGGGTTTGCTGAATGCGGATGTTAGTGCAGGTAGCGCGCAGGTAGTTGCTCAGGAACAAATTGCACGTGAACAAGCCAAGCAAGTGAAGTCTGCCAAAGACCTCAATAAAGAGTATGGCGTACTAGGTTCAATGGCGGAACGGAGAATCTCTTGGTTTCTGACAGGTAGTTTTCTGTTCGGCGGAGCCGCCGCTATGCAAGAAGCAGTCAGCACCCTAACCCAAGTAGAAGCCGACATGACGACCATTGCGCGTATCACTGAGGATGTGACATTCAACTTCAAGGAGATGCGCGATGAATTACAAGGCTTTGGTGTTGAGTATGGCATGGCATGGGAGAATGTCAGTGACATAGCCATCCGTTGGTCACAGGCAGGCTACGATGTGTCCGAGACATTGGAATTGACCGAAGCGAGCTTGCTGGCCTTGAATACCGCAGAATTAGATGCAAATTATGCTTGTGCGGCATAGAACCGCATACAGGCGTTCTGTGAGGCAACTTGCAGAATTATGACCGGGTGAATTGCTGGAAAACCCTAAAGCTATCTGAACTACAACGTGACTGGAAACGGCGAGCGTGAATGTTTGAAAATCAGATAGATATAACAATGGGCAATCAGCAGCCAAGCCCCTGTATCGAAAGATTGGGGAAGGTTCAACGGCCAGGATATACGACCTAAAGTGAAAGCCAAGGTTATGAAATCCGTAGGGAGCAATCCCGAAGTGCCCGGCATCCCACTGGGATGAAGATATGGTCTATCCCTTATTGAAAAATAAGGTAGCAGAGACACAAGGATTAATCGCCATCATGGCTCAATGGGGCTTACAGGCAGAAGAATTACTTCCCACGATAGACAAGATTAACATCACAGCAGACAACTTTGCTGTAACTTCTCAAGACCTCGTGGACGGCCTTAATCGTTCATCAGGGGCCGCCAGAGTGTTGGGTTTAACACTTGAAGAAACTATATCCATACTCACCGTAATGCGTGAAGCGACAGGGAGAACGGGTAAAGAGGTCGGTAATGCTCTCAACTCAATTCTTTCCTTCATGCAAAGACCAACCGCAATTAAAGCATTTGAAACACAGGGAATCCGTGTCTTTGCCGATGAAGCACGTACGCAATTCCGCAACGTCATAGAAATCTTCGACGAGATGGCCGCCAAATGGCCGCAGATGAGTCAAGCCACACAGGATATGTTTATAGCTGAAGCAGAAGCCGCAGGAATGTATAGCGAAGAAATGGCAGAACTCGCAGGAGTCCATGAGCAGTGGACAGACATTCAGCAACGTGACCTTTCTCAAGCCGCCGCAGGTATCTATCGGCGCAACTACTTGCTTGCCTTGCTCAAGAACTGGGCAAAGGTGGATGAAGTTTTAATCGGCATGGAAGATGCGTTAGGTTACTCCATGCGAGAGAACGAACGCACTATGGCTACCTTGGCAAAACAGTGGGAAGCCTTAAAGGCCGCCGCAGAACAGTTTGCAGTAGCCATAGGTGATGCAGGACTACTTGAAGAACTGAAACGCGTTGTCGTGTTCTCTAAGGATGCCGTTGATGCGTTTAACAACATGGATGACAGCCTGCAAACCTTGTTGATAACCTTCGCAGAAATCACCTTAGCAATTAAGCTATTCGCCGCAGTTGGCAAGATGGCAGGCATAAGCGGCGGATTGAGTGCCGCAGGTGGAATCTTAGCAGGTTGGTCAGTGCCAATTGCCGCCTCCACTTCCAAGGTGCGTGCATTGACGCAAGCGACCACAGCGTTGACTACCGTGTTAAAAAATGTAGGCAAGGCTTTTGTAGGTGCATTTGGCGGCCCCTATGTATTAGGAATAACCCTTGCGGCAACCGCAATTACTGCCTTAGTTCGCAATGCCCGCAATGCCGAAGCCGCCTTGATTGAACAGGGGACAGTGGCAGAAGAATTAATTGGCACATACGACCAACTGCACGAGCGTTTGGGCACGATGCAAAAGGGTTCCGATGAATACAATGCGACTCTCAAGGAATTAGCGGATACGGAACAGACTATCGCACAGGCACTTCCAAGCACGATTGAAGGTTGGGATGAACAAACTCAGGCCTTAATCATCAATCGTGAAGAGATGGAGCGACTTATTGAGGCCAAAAACAAGCTCAAAAAATCGCATCAAGAAGAAGCCGATGAATTGGACACTGCAATTGCCGAGTTAGAAAAACAACGACAGGAACATGAGAAGGAAGCCGACTATTATGAGACTCAAAAAGGCGTACTTCAAGACCTTGCCAATCACCGTGAAGAACTGGCCGAAGCACTCAAGCGTCAATCTGAGGGTTCCGAGGAATATAATCGCATATCGACCGAGCTGGGTGAAACCGAACGGCTTATCGGTAATATAGCGCAGGAAGCAGGAGAGAAACGTGTAGCCACGATTGACAAGATTCTAAGTGCATTGGACAGACTGATTGAAAAAGAACGACAAGCGGCAGCCGCCACCAAGATACAAGAAGCCCAAAAAACACAAGA